CCACCGCGCGCTGTCTCGTGACACGTCCCTTATCGGTCTGCGCGTAACGACGCTGGCGAGCCTTCGCCGCTTCAGTCAGGGCCATCGCTGAAATCCTCCGCTGCGTCTGGGTTTTTAGTGCGTGCCAGCTTGACGCCGGACGACTTGCTCTCGACCCAGCCTTCCGCGATGTCCTGCCAAAGGCCGCGATCTTGTGCAGTGCGCGTCAGTAGCTTTTCCATCTGCGCCGGCGAACGTAGTCGGGTCTCCCGGATCACATGATCGGGCACGTTCATAGTCTGCAGCACATTCATTATGACGATGTCGTCCTTGACCCATTTACGCGTGGGCCGCGTCGGGACCAGTTCCCAGCCGGGGATACGCACCTGGCGCTGCAGCTGTTCCAACGCAAACGCCTGCAACGCGTTGATCCACATCTGGGCACGCTCGGCGGTATCCAGGTTGCGGGCCAGATCGGCCGGGTCAGCGGGCAGGACATGATCGGCGAAATCACGCTTGGCCATCTCGTTGGCGTCCTGCATCAGACGGGGGCACGCGTGGATCGCCGGACAGAACCGGCACCAGGGACCGGGGACCAGCGGCGGGTTGTCCTGGGCGCACGCCTCGACGCCGGGGACCAGCACCTCGTCGATCCACATCAGAAGATCCACCGGTGTGATCTGCCAGGATCTGACCGGTTCGCTGCCCGGCGCGTTGGGCTGCACGACGGTGAGCTTGATCCGCTTGAGCCGGCGCAGCTGGTGTTTGGGAAGCTGCCGCAGGACCCCCGCGGCGTAATACAGCAGCTGCGGATTGTCCTGCACCATGACAAACACGCCGGAGCCGTTCTTATAATCGATGATCTCCAGCGTGTCGGTCTGTAAGTCTAAAAGCGCCACATCAACGCGGCCGAACAGCAGGACCGGCGGCGGCTGGGAGGGCAGGAAATAGTCGTTGAGTTCGACCTGAAACTCGCACCGGACCCAGTCGCTCTGGTGCGCCGCGCGATGCACGTAGTCGAGCATCACGTTAACGCCGTCGATCAGGTCCTGGTCCACCGTGATGGTATGGCCTTCCACGTCGGCGGTGACGCCCAGCTCGGTGTCGTCGACCTTGCAGGTCCCGGGACGTTGTCCCAGCGTGACGGCAACGCCAAGGGCGTTCTCAATGTAGTCGTGCGCCAACGTGCCGGTCGCGGCGTAGATCGACGCCGGGCGCGGCGGCGCGGTCACGCTGAGCTGGAAGCTGCCGGGGCAGTGCAGCCAGCGATGCGCGCCGGAAGCGCCCAGCAGCGAGTGGGCCGGCGTCTTCACGACGAACCCTCCTCGCGCTCTGCTGGTTCATAGGTTGCCTCAAAGATGTCTGGCTTACAGGGGTAAAGTTCGCCTTTCACGCCTCGGATTATCCAGTCACCCTCGTCGGCCCGCATGGTGCCCTCAAGCGTTTGGATCTGGACGAAGACACGACCCTGCGCAAATTTCCCCATGCCGTGCGTAATGCAGACATTCTGACTGACCGCATCGTGAAACCAATCCGGCCACAGCATTCTTTGCTCGACGCGAACCGCATCGATTACCACCGGCTTCTTCCGCCAGCTGCTCATGGCACCGGGACCTGAGTGGGTGTCGTCTCGGCGGGTTCCGGCAACGAGGGCAGCTGCTGCCATTCATTGCCCAGCTTGACCACCAGCCGCCAGACCGTGCCGTCCGCCGCCAGCCCATACAGGATGTCCGGCAGGCTAGGATGGTACGACGCTGCCGCCGCGATCTGAATAATCATGGCCGCTCGATGAAGTCGGCGGGGAGCTTCAGCGCGGCCCGCAGGGCGAATTCAAACTGCTCCGCGATGTATTCGACCACCGCCTTGATGTAGACTTCCTTGTCCGCCGGTTTGACCGAGATCTCGATCGCATGGGCGATGGTCAGGATCTGCTGGTCCCCTTCGGGCAGCTGGTCATCCCGCAGCGTGGTGTGGATCACCCGCCGGCGGCTCACCGGCGTATCCCCACTTCATGGGCCAGCTTCATCACGCGCTGGTAGAACGCGTGCCCGTTGGTGACGTCGACGTCGTAGAACTTGGCGACGCCGAGTTCCTTCTGCAGCGCCTTGACCTGCGCCACATGCCCCGCGCTGTAAGCTTCGCGGACCAGCGCCAGGGCGTGGTCCTTGGCTTCGCCCGGCGACATCGAGGGCGAATTCAAACCCAGCGCGTCGTCGCTATCATCAGTGTCCAGGTCACTGGTTGCGCTGAGATCCACCACGGGATCGGCTGCCGGTAGACTGACCTTCGCCTGTTTGGCGGCGCGGGCGTTCGCCGCGGCCGCCACACGGCCGGGCGAAGGGGTCTTCGCCGGCGCCGGATCTGGAGCCTGCGCCGCGCCCCCGACCCGCATGGGTGCCTCATCGGTGCCGTTGCCGGCCAGCGGGACCATGTTCGCCTTGATACCGGACATACGCAGCATGTCGTCGATCCGGGTCATGATGTGGGCGCGATCGGCTTCGGTCTCTAAATCGAATATGACGTTAACCTGCACTTGCATTGATCTGGTCCCCTTGTAGTTCGGCGATCTCGTGGGCCTTGCGCCGGAACACGGTCATGATCCGCTGGTCGAGCGTGCCGGGCAGGTAGAGGAAGGACGCCAGCACGCTGTCGTGCTGGCCCAGACGGTGGGCGCGGCAGATCGCCTGGACGTTGTCGCCTGGCACCCACGAGGGTTCGACGATCGCCACCTCGCTGGCGGCGGTCAGGGTGATGGCGGTCCCGGCTGCCTTCACCTGGCCGATGAACACCCGCACACCGGCACGGCGCTGAAACAGCTCCACCGCATTGGTGCGGCCCAAGGGTGAGGTCTCGCCGGTGATCACCACCGGATCGAAGTCGGCGAGGCCACGGCGCAGATGCTCGATCACCGAGAGATGCCAGGCAAAGAGCAAAATCTTGTTGGTCGACTGCAGGCGTTCGTGGACCCAGAGAATGGCGGGCGACACCTTGAGTTCGCCCAGCTCGCGTCTGAGGGTGGCGAGTTCGCCGTCTGGGATCTGCAGAGTCTTGAGCAGCTGATTGTCGGGGGCTGTCGTGAGACCCCAGGTCAGACGATTAGCGAGTGCCTGGGCCTGCGGGTTGAGCGCCTGGCCCTTGAGGGGCTGGTCCAGCGCCACGTCCTGGCACTGCAGCGGCGGCAGCTCGGGGAGAACATCATCTTTGCGACGGCGCAGGACCACCCGTGCCAAGATGGCACGTAGGTGGTCTTGGTGTTTCGAGCCGGCGATCTGCCGGCCGTAAACCGTGTCCCGATAGCGAGTGTATCGTTCCTCGAAGTCCTGCTGGCTCATACGCTGGCCGGCGCGAGGAGACCCGTGCGGCCACAGCAGGGACCAGGGCCACAACGTCCGGCAGTGCTGCCAGAGTTCACCCGCATGGTTCGGCGTCGGCGTGCCGGACAGCAGGATCACCCGGTGGGCATTGGCCTGGATGCCCTCGTTGTCACTACGGACACCGTAGACTGCCTTGGTGCGGTTGGAGAAGTTCTTGAGGTAGTGGGCCTCGTCGATGATCAGCAGGTCCCAGGGATTGGCGTGACTGGCGAGCAGGTTCGGGACGTTGCTCTCGGCCGGGGACAAGTCGTCGTAGCCGATCACCAGGATCAGGGGACCGGAATATGAGAGGATCTGCTGGACCTTGCCGGTGAGGGTGCCCGGTTCGACCAGGAACACCCGGGAACTCCACAAGGGGAACCAACGCTCGATCTCGTCCCGCCAAACCCTGCGGGCGCCCGCAGGACAAACAATCAGGACACGCCGTGCTACCAGGTGGCTGGCAGCGGTCAGGGCCTGGCGGGTCTTGCCCAGTCCCGGGTCGTCACACAGGAGAACAGCTTTGTGGTCCCGCAGCGAGGTGGTCAGCCAGGTGGCGCCCGCGGCCTGGTAGTCACGCAACGGCGGGCAAGTATTAATGGTCTGAGGTTTTAGCTTCGCTGCTAAAGTAACAGACACAGTTGTCCCCTCCCCGCTATTTGTGGTCCTCTTGCGAGGACTACAATCGGGCCTAACTAGGGACCAATGTGTTGTGTGTCTTTTGTCGTGTCAAGCAAAAACTACAAAACTTAATCCGCCTGCTGGATCGACGGCAATGGCCGACCACCAAACGATGTGTGGTCAAAGTCGATGCCGGCCTGCCGCAGCATCGCCTTGACCTGCTCCATCCATTCCTGCGTTTGAAACCCAAAATCCGATAGCTGACAGACCGTATGCACGCCGGCTTCAACGCGGGCTTCGGTGACCGCTCTTCCGTCTTCGGCCTCCTTGGCGCGGAACCGCCACCCCAAGGGCGTGTCCGGATCGAACCTGATGGCGCTCCAGGGCGCATGCATGGCGTAAAAGAACGCGGCTTCATCTGGGCTGATCACCATGGCGCAACCGGCATACCCATACCGGGCGAACACCATCTTAACTTCGTCGAGCGCCTTCTGCAGGCGCGGATCATCGACGGGTCGATTGTTCATGGTCATGACTGATTAGCTCCAAACAATGCAAGCAGTGCCGCTTCGGCCCGGCCATCGTCCGAGGCCCTGGCGAACCGGCCGGCGGAGGCAGGAAACAGCCGGGCGGCGATCAGGCGGGCTTCATTCTTGTCGGGACCAAGCCGAAAGGCCCGTTTCCACTCGTTGGGCGTGACCAGGCTGACCGGCACACCCAGGGCAGCGAGAACGCCGCGGACCAGGCCATAGGCCATGCCGAACGAGAACGAGCTGGTCACACCCTGGCCGGGAAGGGCGTGGACCCGCTCGATCCAGGCGCAGTCCGGCTCGAACACTCGGAGGGTGGCGGCCAGCCAGCTCTCGCTGATCTGCCGCCGCTTGGTCTTGCCGACCCGCACCGCGACGCTGGGCATATCCACCACGATCAGCGCCTCCAGGTCGCTGTCCCACATGGCCAGCGCGCCGGTGGCGCCCGGGTCAACGCCCAAAACACGCGTCACCGGCGCACGGTTGTAGGGGTGTTGTTGCGTGGCGGTGGTCGCATCTCGTCGTGGTCCACCAGGAACTCCACGCATTTGTAGCCTTCGTGTTCGATGCAATACAAGATGGCGCCGAGGAACTTTGCCGGGATGCTGCCGCGCTGCTGCCACATCTGGACACGGTTGTAGGTCAGCCCGTGTCCGGGTTGACGTCTGGTCAACAGATCCAACAAACCCTGGGGTCCTTGGAAAACACGAAACACGTGCGGCACATCGATGGTCACCATTTCGTGATCCCTTTCGTGTAGGTTTTTGTCACATGTCAAATTCGTGAAGCTGAAAAGGCCGAACACATTAACGCCTTGCTACCGGCGGTGTCACGCCTCGCATTACGGGGATAAGACGCACCACCAGCTGTGGGTATTCCCCGTTCCAGTTGTGAACAGGATGTGACAACACAACCGCCTGTGCCTTACAAAAGTGTGACAACAAATTGTAGGGCTGTTAACACAATTTGTTGTGTTGCATACCAAACGTGTGTATCACAGCCACTGTCAGTTAGGCACTGCCTAGTTGACACGGGCGTTAGGTCCGGTCACCAAAGCCAATAGTTCTAGCAAAGGACACCCACACCATGCCAAGGAATGCATCGCTGAAAAAAGGACTTGATGACACGACCGTTGTCGCTCCACCATCTCCTCCACAAAACGTCGGGGGAGTGGACAATGACACAGCACGACAAAACGTCGTTAAAAGCGGTGGTCCGTCCCGACCAGAATACGCCCGGTTCGCCGACACCCTGCGTCCGAAGTGGCCCGCCGGATCTGGGGGACCACCACGGATGCCAGGGGCTATACCGTGGCCAGCAACCGGGACCGGATCGGGCACTACCTCGCCGGGAGCAGCTACCCGGAGCCGAAGAACCTGATCAAACTCGCCGAGGTGCTGGACCTTCCGGTGGAGGACCTCGCCATCGACAAGCCGGTCTTCGTCGCGGGCGCTGGCGCCTCCTACCGTGGCGGACGCCAGCCGGGGGACATCCAGATGACGGTGCTGGCGGATCATCCGAACAAAGCCCGTCTGGTGTTCGACCGCACGGTCGACTTCGAGACCGCGATGCGGGTCCTGCAGATGATCAAGGAGGACGAACGCAAGGCCCTGCAGACGGCGATGCCGCCGACCGGGCGCTCGTTCGGCAAGCCAGAGCCAGAATTACGCGGCCCGGCACACAATCCGAGTGTCACAGCGCCAACAGCAGCCTGATGAGGCTACTGACGCAGCACCAAGCCGCCGAGGTGATGCGCTGTTCGATCGCAAAGATCGCGCGGTTGCGGCGCGATCACGGGCTGCCCTGGATCAAAGGGCGACCTGTCCTGATACCCGAAACGGAGTTCTTTACGTGGCTAGAAAGTCAAACGATCCGACAAGTGTCCGCACCAGTCGTCTCAAGCAAAACAGCCAAGGCTATTGGGAAATCTGGTTCACCGAACAAGACGGGGGGACCGGTCCCGGCAGCTATAAAACCAAGCGTCTCTCATGCCGCACGAAGGATTACGTTGATGCGCAAGCGGTCCTGAGCCGGTTCCTCGATGCCGAACGGCAGAACGCCGGCGCCAGGATGGGCTGCGGCGCGGCGCCTACGGTGGACGAGCTATGTGCGCGGTGGCTGGACCACGTCGCGCCGATGGGCAAGGCGAAGACCGGGCGCTACGTGCTGGCGCCGGTCCGCGAACGGCTGGGCAAATACACCGTCGACCAGCTGACCGACGCACGGCTGCAGGACTATCAAGCGCGGCGCGGCGTCAGCGCGGGCAGCATACGCCGCGAGCTGGGCGGTCTGCGCACCGTGCTGCGGTGGGCGGCGAAAAAGAAACTCATCGCCGGGGTGTCGGTGCCGGAGTTCGAGCTGCCGCCGCCGGAGGGACCTAGGGTGGTGTTCCTGAACCGGGACCAGGAGCAGTGGTTCTGGGACCAGGCCATGGCGTGGGGGACCACACAGCGGGCACACACGCCCCTGGAGAGCGGGTCTCGGGTGAGTTTGTTCGTGGCGCTGGCGCTGGAGACGGCGGCACGCCGGGGCGCAATCTATGACCTGACCTGGGACCGGGTGGACCTCGAACAGGGCCTGATCGACTACCGGGTGCCGGGCCGGCGGGTGACCAAAAAGAGAAGGGTGCAGGTGCCGATCTCAGACCGCCTGGCGCCGGTGCTGGAGGCGGCGTGGCTGGCGGCGCCGAAGGATGCGGACGGGAGAGCCACGGGACGGGTTCTCGGGGCTACAGGGTGCCTGCGGCGGGCGTTCTGGGTGATGTGCCACACGCTGGGGGTGCCGTGGGTGACGCCGCACGTTCTCAGGCACACGTGGGCCTCGTTGGCGGCAATGAACGGTGTCTCGTTGTGGGACATCGCCCAGGTGCTGGGCGACACGATCGCCACGGTGGAGGCGAACTATCTGCATCTCACGCCGGGGCACCTGCGCAGTGCGATCAACCACAAGGCCCGGTCACCGGTAACCGCAGGAGCATCACCATGAGCGGCCTGACCGAAGAAGACCAGCTGAAGATCGCCGTCATGAAAGTCGATCTGCTGCTTAAACGCCGGCAATCATTCTGGGAGACACCGCGAAACCTTGCGCTGATCATCACGGCGGTCGCGGCAATCGCCGGCCTGATCGGGTTCAAGCTGGGCAGCCAGCCGCAGACCATCAGTGTCAATTTCGGTCAACCACTGACCGTGCAGATGCTGCCGGGGAAGGCACCATGATCATATTCGTCTTCATCCTTGTCGGCGCCGGTCTCGTCATGGCCGGCATCGCCGGTTGGCGCCGTTGGGCCGAAGAAGAAAACATGACGTTTAAACGAGACACGCCCGAAATGCAGGAACGTCGTGAGCAGTTGCGACAGGCACGACGGGTCCGTGATCGTTCCTGGCCAGTGTGAAAAACTCAGGCAGAAAAGGGGTTCAAGCAAATGAACGCACCCTACTCGTCCTATCACCCGTCGCCGGCGCTCGATCTGCAGGAGTTCCTGACCCAGGAAGAGGACCGGCTTAACATGCTGGGCTGGAAGGTCCTGCCGATGGGCGCGATCGTCATGCTGTCGGCGGTGCCGTCCAACGTGGACTGGCCGATACCGTCAGACGAAGAGCGGCTGGCGAACCTGCTGGATACGCTGGACATCATAGATCAGATGAAGGTGCTGGTTGAAGAACAGATCGTCGATCTGCGGCGGCGGCTGGGACCAAAACAAAGGAACGAACTATGAGCGACCAACCGCCGCCGAGCCTGGAGCTGATCATGCGCAAACTCGATCAGGTGATCCAAGACAACGGTATTTTCCGCGATGACATGCGAGTGCAGACCGCGATCATTATGCGGATCGACACCACAATGGGGACCATATTGACTGAATTGAGAGCCATGCACGCACGCCACGATCGTCTGACGCAGCGCGTCGAGAAGATCGAGAAGCTTGAGAAACTAAAGGAGTGAGCCGATGACCACCATCACAATCCGCCTGAACAACAGCGCGGGCGAACTGGACAGCAAACGGCTTCACGTTGACGGCGACGCCGAGGATGACGGCTGTGCCGCTCTGGTCGCTGAGGCGTTGATCAACATGATCCACGAAGTCGGCCACATTTATCCGGGCGACAGCTTCACCGTCGAGGCGGGCTGAGCCTGATGGACTTCGGGCTGATCGTCGGGGACCAGCCCGGAGCAGTCCCTGAGTAAAACGACCAGGGGCGGCAAGTGTGACACTTGCCGCCCCCTCGTCGTTTTCGCGACACGACCCGCGATAACCACACACCATGGCCGGACACCACTCCTGCCACGCGAGGGCGCCTGGTAGACGCCACCGCTAGATATGGCGTTTTTACCGCGCCGCATCAAGCGATAACCCCTTGCGCGAGTAACAAGCCCGGGTGCAGGCTGAGTGTCTTGTGGCCGTCACACACGCCACAAGACACCGAACCGACACCAACCCACACCTCACACCGATAAACGCGAGAGGGAGCGAGCGCATGTCCGTGGCGCAGCACGGCCAAGTCGTGCCTATCATCGGAATTACCAACCAGGGCTACCTGGAGATGCTGGCCGGGGACCAGTGGCCCAACGTCCTGGTGGCGAGTTTCATGGGCGATCCCGCCGACCCGACGCTGGACCGGTCGAGCTGGCGATCGGCGCCGGCGGGGACCTGTCTGCACGAACCCAACTTCGACAGCGGGAACACGTATTGGTGCCCGATGCTGTTCCGGCCGGGGGTGTGGCGCCGGCAAGGGCTGGAACAGGCGGTGGGCCTGATCGCGCTGACGTTCGATGACGTGGGCACCGGCGGGGTAGCCGCGCCGACCGCGAAGGTCAGCGAGACCGAGATCACCAGCCTGCTGCGGTGTGGTCCCACGTATCTGATCGAGACCAGTCCGGGGAACTTCCAGGCCGGCTGGAAGACCACCGGCATGACCGACATGGCGTGGGTCAAGGGCATGCTGGCCCAGCTGGACCGGGCGTTGGGCGGCAAGGCGGACAACCTGACCAACCCGATCGCCTGGCGCAGACTGCCGGTCGGACGGAACATGAAAGCCGGGCTGGGCCTGGGACCCCAGGGCTGGCGGGTGCGCGCCAGGCTGATCCGGCCGGACCGGGTGGTGGACCAGCTGGACTTCCTGGACATGGACGGAGTCGGGACGGTGGTGCCGATGACCACACTCAACAGGGGGACCGGTGACGGCCAGCGGCCGGATGACGCGCTATTGGCGACCGATCCGGTGTATCAGGCGCTGAACGAGGGCGGCCGGATCGTCGGGGACAAGATCACGTCGGACCGGTTCTGGGCGGCGACGATCCGGTGTCCCTGGATCGCCGAGCATGGTCCCACACGGCCGTTATCGGGCGCCGAGTATGTGCCGGCGATCGGCGTCGGCAGCCAACGCGGCTGGTTTCATTGTTTTCACTGTGAGCGCCGAGGACGAAACCAGGGCGCGTTCCGCGAGCAGCTGGACATCGTGCTGCGGGACGAAGGCCAGAAGATCGTGGCGGCGTTTGAGTTCGGCGATGTCGACCCGGCGTTGGTCCCAGGACCAGTCGACTTCGCCGCCGTCGGGGGTGGCTCGTCGTCCGATCCGCTGGACCCCTGGGACGCGCCGGCGCCGCCGGCCTGGCCTGGTGACGTTCACGTTGCCGCCGCAGAGAGCGAGATCGCGGCGTGCGCCGGGCACTATGGGTTCGACCACGCCGGGCTGGCAAGTGCCTTGCTCGCGGCCGGCTCAGCCGCGGCGGACAAGCGGATTGTGCTGCGGCCTTATCAGGGGGTGAAATGGACCGTGCCGCCGATTGTCTGGATCATGCTGATCGGCGAGAGCGGCAGCATGAAGACGGCGATCTGGGACATGGCGCTGGCGCCGGTGCAGAAGGCGCATCACACGGCGATGGCGCGATGGGAGGCAGATCGGGCGCATTATTGGTCCCAACCGCCGTTGTATCGTCAGCTGCATCCGGCCCCCGAGATGAAGCCCTTGCTGATCAATGACGCCACGGTCGAGAGCGTGCAGACGGCGCTCAGCCATACGCCGCGCGGCATGGCGTATTTCCGGGACGAGTTGTCCGCGGTGTTAGATTTTGACCGCTATGCCCAGCTGAACGGCGGCGGACAGTCCAGTCGGGCCTTCTTCCTGGAGAGTTACGAGGCGCGGGCGTTCACGCTGATCCGGATCAAGCGCGGTGGTCTGCACCTGAAGAATTGTGGGCTGATGATTGGCGGCGGCATCCAGCCGGACCTGGTTCGGCTTTATCTGCAGAACACGGGAGACGGGCTTATGCAACGGTTCGGCAAAGTGCAGATCACGCGGAATGGAAGCGATACGGTGGGTCTTGGCTCCGCCGGACCAACCGCCGTCGGAACGCCTTTCGGGGTGCCGGTCCTGGATGCCGCGATCGAGCGGATACTCACGCTGGCTGTGTTCGAGGACTACACCCTTGCGCCGGACGGTGAAGCCCTGATCCGCGAAGCTCAGGCGGAAGGCCGCCAGCTGGCACGCAGCACGGGCCTGGGGCCGGCATTCGCCGCCGAGGCGCACAAGATGCACGGGCTAACCGCCCGGGTCGCGCTGGTCCTGCATCTGCTGGATAGCACGCCGGATGCCGTGGTCATCCCGACAGACACCGTCCGCCGCGCCAAGCGGTTTGTAAACTATCTGATGGCGCAGAGCGCGCAGCTTTATGGGGGTCACACCACGCAGGAGATCGTGCAGGCCATCGCCAGCTGGCTGCTGCGCCAGCAGCCGCCGAAGATCACCACAAGAGACCTGCAGCGCACTATCGCCAGATGCCGGACCATGACCACAAAGGAACTCAACGCCGCGATCGAGCCTCTAGTGGATGGCGGCTGGGTCAAGCCGGCCGAACCATACCCCACAAATCGTGTCTGGTCGGTAAACCCAAATCTGCAGGTTCGGTTCCCGCAGCGCCTGCGCCAAGAGACCGCCCGCGTCGCTACAGTGAAAGAGCTGATGAACCGGCTCGGGCAGTTTAAGTGACCGTTGTCGATACGCGTGCGCGTGCGCGCGTTATCGACGTTTGTCGACAACGGCGCTACGCGTGACCTTAGAAATATAAACAGGAGTATATTAAGAATGAGATAGAGACCGAAGCCTTCAAAACCCCCGTTAACACGCGTATCGACAACATCGACATTCCGCAGTCAAAACCTCCGTAGGGTGATGGACCAGAGGACACCACAAAATGTCATCTCACGGCAAATGGAGCCACGCCGGTGTGCCGCATCAAGGCTGGGTGTGCCAGGACGTGGAGGATAATGGTCCTGGGTCGGATTTCATCTGCGAGATGTGCGAGACGCAGGAGATCCGGTTCATCCATGAGATGGTGCATCCGGTGTATCCCGAGGCGCTCAGGTGCGGGTGCATCTGCGCCGGCAACATGGAGGGGGACCCTGGCGCGGCGGTTGAGCGGGAGCGGCGGGCGCGGCTGATGACGGCAAGCCGGGACCGGTGGCCGCGCCGTAAAGGCTGGTCCCGGTCGGCGCGGGGAAATCCTTTTCTGCGGTATCAACGGTTCGTGGTCATTGTGTTTCCGTTATCACAGGTGAAAGACCAGTATGGGTTCCTGGTCAAAGATGATCTGACAGGTCGAGAGCTGGTGCGGTCTCGGAAGCCGCTGCCGAATGAGTTCGTGGCACGGCAACGAACGTTTGATGCGGTGCAGTGGCTGATGGAGCGGCAAAACCTCCGTAGGGTGATGAGCAGGGCGAAACCTCCGTAGGGCGTTGGGGTGCCGGCGCGGCGGGCTTCGCGGTCACTGGGACCAGCCGGCCCATGCCAGAGGCGCCCGGGACCGGGTAGCCTGCCAGGACGCCAGCCGGCGGCGACAGGCAGCGCAGCGCCACGCGGGCGGCGTCATGGCCCATGAGGCGCGCCATACCCCCTTG